GCGGCGTCGAGCACTGGCTACCAAGGTGCGGCGTCGAGCACTGGCACCCGTGGTGCGGCGTCGAGCACTGGCCCCCGTGGTGCGGCGTCGAGCACTGGCTACCAAGGTGCGGCGTCGAGCACTGGCTACCAAGGTGCGGCGTCGAGCACTGGCTACCAAGGTGCGGCGTCGAGCACTGGCAAGCACTCGGTAGCCATAGCGGCCGGCATCCAAGGTAAGGCAATGGCCTCTGCCGGCAGCGCAATCGTTCTGTGCTACCGCGACAAAGAGGCAGAAGGCGACGACTACGGCCGCATTCTGCACATCAAGGCAGGCATTGCCGGTAAAGACGGAATCGAGCCTAACACTTGGTATCAGCTGAGTGCTGATGGCGAGTTTGTGAAAGTCGATTGACCCCCTCTCCACGCACACATAGCGAGGATTGATCATGTCTGAAAAACATACGCCAGGCGACTGGCACGTAAGCGAGCTGGACGCTACCGGCGAGAAGTCGGAGTACTACATCTTCATCGAGCCAGGCGTTGCAGTTGTTGAGCGCTCGGCTGGCAGCCAGTACGACATGGCCGACGCGCATCTGCTGGCAGCTTCGAAGCTGATGTTTGAGGCGCTGGAACTGGCGGATGCCGCTTTGTCTGGCGCCAACATGAATATGGCTGTCGTTGAAAAGAAGGTGAAGGCAGCCATAAGAAAAGCCCGAGGTGCCTCATGAGCGCAGCCCTAGACCTTTTGCAGTGGCGCCACGATATGGCCGAGCCAGAGTTGCCGCCGCAGGAAACGAAGATCGGCAAGCAGTGGCTGGAAGAGTCGACGCGCTCGCTGATCCTTGGCCTGAACGTCGAGGTTGGCCCGGTCACTATCCTGGCCCGCGATTTCATCAGCGAGTTCGCGCAGCGCTCGATTGAGCTGCATGCCCAAGACACAGAGTTTCACCTTGAATGGGCATTCGCCCGTGGCAACGCGGTGTTCGCCGGCACCGAGTATCAGCGCCTGGCCCGTGAAGTGGCCGAGCAAATTCTTATGCCGCACATCAACGAAGCAATCCTGCGCCGGAAATGGCTGGAGGATGATCATGACTGACAAGAACACTGGTGGGCCGGCTTTCCCCTGCGAATACGAAGGCAGCACACGAAGTGACGCATACGGCATGACCCTGCGCGACTACTTCGCGGCCAGAGTTATGGCTGCAACCATTGCAGTTCCTGAATACCTCGCAGCCTCAATCAAGAAAGGTCGCACTTACGAAGAAGCTCTACGGCAGTTTGCCGGTGACGCATACAAGGCAGCAGATGCAATGCTGGAGGCCCGCCAATCATGACTAAGCCAACCAGCATCTACGAACAGTGCGCGAAGGTAGCCATAGACAAGCTGTCGGTATCGCGCTCACCGATGAACGAGCTTGATCCGGTGCTTGGGTTTATCCAGTCAGGCTATCCGGCGTACTACGACGCAGAACGGCGCGACTCACTCCTGAGCCTTGCGCGCCACGTAGCCAACAAGCAGCGCGAACGAATCCGCGATGCGCAGCGGATTGGGAGGATGGCGGGATGAGTATTGAATGGAACGGCGAAGGCCTGCCACCTGTTGGCCTGGAGTGTGAAGTACAAAACCCGATGGATGGCTCGTGGTGTGAATGCAAGATCCTTGTTCACGAAGGTCAGGTAGCCGTATTCAGGGCAGACAGAAATTACCCATGGGTTTATGACGGCGCAGATGCAGGAGCTTTTCGCCTTCTACAGGAGAAGCAGCCATGATCACAACCCTCCGCTTACCCAAGCCCGCCGAGATGATCAAAGCGGGCTTTTTTGTGGCCTGCTTCCTTGGGTCTATCTATGTATTTGCGTCGGCTATGGCCGAGGTGGTGAGCTGATGAGCGCACTGATACTCGACCCGTGCTGTGGTAGCCGAATGTTTTGGTTCGACAAGGACAATCAGGGCGTTTTGTTTGGCGACATCCGAGACGAGGAACACGTCCTTTGTGATGGGCGCGTGTTGAAGGTCGAGCCCGATGTGCTGATGGACTTTCGATCACTTCCTTTCTCTGACGGCCAATTCCGCATGGTCGTATTTGACCCGCCGCACCTTGTTCGCGCAGGACGTGACAGTTGGCTGCGAGCAAAGTACGGAATCCTCACCGACGACTGGCGCGACGACATCCGCAAGGGCTTCGCCGAGTGCTTCCGCGTGCTTTCCCCTGGCGGCTTCCTGATCTTCAAGTGGAACGAAACACAGATCACTGTCGGCCAGATCCTGGCCCTGACTGATCAGAAACCACTGTTTGGCCACCCATCCGGCAAGAAGGGTGGCACGCACTGGATCACGTTCATGAAGGCGGAGCCTATAAAATGACCCGCTACCAACGCGCCCGCCGCTCTGCCATCTATCGCGGCCTGTTCGGCGCTATCTGCTTCTTCACTGTACTCATCGGCGCATTGGGCGCTGTTGATCGGATTGCGGGGTAGATCATGAGCTTCCTCAAGAACCTTCTTCCGCTGTCAGCCGACGAGCGCGAAGAACTCCGAAAGCTGCGCATCAAGTGCGCAACTCAAGAACAGTGGATCAGTCAGCGACTGATGCATGAAAGCAAGCCGCTTATCCGTGACGCCCAGCGCACGGCATTGAGCGTCCTGCAACGGCGCGTAGACATGATGCGCGCCGATCATCCCGATATCTGGCACCGGTACTTCTCGAAAGAAGCCAACCGCAAGTAAGCCAGAACCACCCTCTCCCCCAACATCACCAGCGCCCTGGAGGGCGAAGCTATGTCCGCAGATAACCAAATCGTCGCACTGCCGCCGAAAGAAACCGCCCTGCAGGTCTACTCGGCAGCCAATGGCCTTGACCCGTTCCTGGCCAAGATTCGCGAAGAGATCGACGGCTTTGTGCCGGACGTGAGCACTCGCAAGGGTCGTGACGCAATCGCATCCATCGCCTACAAGGTCGCCCGCTCCAAGACGGCGCTGGACAACGTAGGCAAGGAACTGGTCGCCGAGCTGAAGGAAGTCCCGAAGAAGATCGACGCCGAGCGCAAGCGCATGCGTGATCTGCTGGACGGCTGGCAGGCAGAGGTGCGGCAGCCGCTGACGGAGTGGGAGCAGGCCGAGGAAATGCGCAAAGCCAAGCACCAGGCCGGCATTGACCAGATCAACCTGCGCCTTGAGTGCCGCGACCTGGATGCCGCCGAGCTCAAGTCGAACATCGCCTGGCTGGAAGGCATGGCCGTCGGTGCCGAATGGGAAGAGTTCGAAACCGAGGCTTCCCGCGCCAAGGACAAGGCTCTGGCCGCCCTGCGCGACGCACTGGTTGTTCGCGAGAAGTACGAGGCCGAGCAGGCCGAACTGGAGAGACTGCGCGCCGAGGTAGCAGCACGCGAGCAGAAAGAGCGCGAGGAGCGCATTGCCCGCGAAGCCGCCGAGGCCGAGCGCCTGGCAGCAGAGCGCCGCGCCCAGGAAGAACGCGACGCCGCAGCGCACCGTGAAGCTGAGGCAAAAGCAGAGGGCGAGCGCCGCGAACTGGAGCTGAAACTGGCCGCCGAGCGTGCCGAACGCGAAGCGCTGGAAGCCAAGCAGCGCGCTGAACAGGCCGAGCGTGATGCCCAGGTCCGCGCCGACGCAGCGGCAGCAGCTGAACGCCAGCGCCAAGCCGACGAGCAGGCCCGCATTGAGCGCGAGGCCAAGGCCCGCGAAGCCGACAAGGCCCACAAGAAAACTATCAACAACGAAGCCCTGGCAGCGTTCATTGCCGGTGGCATGCCCGAGGAATGCGCCAAGCAGGCAATCACCCTGATCGCCAAGCGCTGCATTCCCCACATCCACATCAGCTATTGAGGTTCGCATGAGCACAGCAATCGCAGAACGCCAAGAATCGGCGGTAGTCGCCCAAGCCGAATCGGCAACCATCCTTCAGGTCATCCAGCGTGCTGCCGCAGACCCTCAGTGCGACATCGAGAAGATGGAGCGCCTGATGGCCATGCACGAACGGATGCAGGCCCGCAACGCCGAAGCTGAGTTCAACGCGGCCATGGCTGCCATGCAAAGCGAAATGCCCAGCATTGCCGAGCGAGGCGCGATCACGGTGAACAACCAGACTCGCAGCAAGTACGCGACCTTCGAGGACATCAACGACATCGTGAAGCCGATCATGCAGCAGTTCGGCTTTGCCGTGAGCTTCCGGGTCGAGACAGTTCAAGCGGGAATGTCGGTTACCGGCATCCTGATGCACCGGGCGGGCCACCGCGAGCAGACCACCATGCTTCTGCCGCTCGACTCCAGCGGCAGCAAGAACGCTGTCCAGGCGCTCGGGTCGTCAGTCAGCTACGGGAAGCGCTATGTGCTGTGCGCCCTGCTGAACATCACGACACGGGGCGAGGACGACGACGGCAATGCGGCCGTCCCGCAGAAGAAGATGGTTACGCCAGCGCAGGCCAAGCAGCTGGACGCCATGCTCGCTCAGTGCATGCAGGACACCCAGGATGCATTCGATGCCATGTACAGCTCAACCGAGAGCGTCCCGGCCGTCGAGTTCGATGCCACCCTCGCCCGCCTCACGAAAGCCCGCGAACGCGCACAGCGTAACGCCCAGGAGTGACCCATGCAGATTATCCGAGAAATCGAACAAGGCTCTGCCGACTGGCTGGCAATGCGCCTAGGCATTGTCACCTGCTCCGAACTGGATTGCCTTCTGGTCAGCGGTAAGGGCGAGGCAGGTTTTGGCGCGGCTGCTTTCACCTACATGGACAAGCTGATCGGCGAGCGCATCACGGGCGAGGCGGCAGAACTGCCGTTCAGCACCAGGGCAACCGAGCGAGGGCATGAACTTGAAGGCAAAGCCCGAGAGCTGTACCGGGCGCGCACTGACCTGAGCTATGAGGAGGTCGGGATCATCCTGAACCACGGCATTGGCTATTCGCCTGACGCCTTGGTGGGCGATGACGGGCTGGTAGAGGTCAAGACCAAGCTGCCGAAGTTTCAGGTTGGCGTGATCCTGGCTGGCGAGATTCCGAAGGAGCACTTCGCGCAGTGCCAAGGCGGGCTGTGGGTCAGCGAGCGTGAGTGGATCGACTTCATCAGCTATTGGCCGGGCATGCCGCTGTTCATCAAGCGGGCATACCGGGATGAAGAGTACATCCGCAAGCTGGCCGAACGGGTCAGCACATTCCACGAAATCATGGAGGCCCGCATGGAAAAGGTGCTCGCCGCCTAAGAACCCCGCCACCACGACACGGGGCGCCACCGGCAAAGCTTGGAGCCGCGCCGTAACGACAGGCTGGCCACCTGGGCATTCGGCCACTTATTCCGAGGACTGAATCATGACCCCTACCCCTCATTTCTCAAGCCATGCCGAGCAGATTCAGGCGCTCGGCTGCGCTGCCATGCTGGACCCCAAGAAACACCCGCGCCGTTTCGAGCAGCAGCGCGCCAGGGAGCGATTCGAGCGCGAACGCAAGCGCCAGATGGACTTCACCAAGGAAGGCCTACAGCGGGCTGCAGAGGACAGGCGGCGCGAGCTTGCAGACCGTGCCCGCAAGCTGTCGCACATGACCATAGCCGAGGCCGCAAGGGTGCTCGGCGTCACGTACTCCCGCGTGCAGAAGATCAAGCGCGAGTTCGGCCTGTCGTTCTCTGACAGCGTACCGAAGAACCGCGAGGCAGAGATCTGCCAGGCCGCCGAATGCCATTCTACGTACAACGAAGTGGCAGCAGCTACGGGCCTAACCCGGGCCTACGTGCTGCGCGTCCTGCACAAGCACGGGATATTCCTGCGCCTGAAAGAAGAAGACACCTCAGCCCTGGTCGAGCGCGCCAAGGCCATGGCCGGCATCGGCGTCGATCAGAAGACAGCCGCGCGCCGGCTGGTCATCACGCAAGACCGCATGCGCGAAATCAGCGAGCAGTTCGGCATCCATTTCGGTGCTGAACAATGACCACCTACTGCCGCACTACCTGGGCGCCCGTGCCGTGTGGGTGCATGCGCTGCAAATCTCCCTCTAGCTAACCAGCGGCGCCCGCCGCCTGGAGTTTCCCGTGAACAACTACACCGAAACCGGATTTTCCGGGCAGTCGGCGCTTTGCCGTGCAGAAACGGCTGGCGTTCACCACGGAACCGTGCCGGCGCACCGCATCTACATTTCCGGACCCATGACCGGACTTCCCGACTTCAACTATCCGGCATTCCATCGTGAGGCGGCGCGACTGCGGGCCCTTGGGTATCACGTTGAAAGCCCAGCCGAGAACCCGCCGCAAGCGGACTGGAGCGGCTACATGCAGCAGGCGCTGAAACAGATGCTCACGTGTGATGCGGTCGCCTTTCTGCCCGGCTGGGCAGAGAGCCGCGGCGCTCTCCTTGAGCGCTATGTGGCCGGACAGGTTGGGCTGGCAACAATCCCAGCATCGTCGATCACTGAGGGGCTTTGGTCATGGGCCAGTTAATCGCGCCCGCCTGGGCATTCCGCACGCGCAGTTCTCAGTTCAACACGCTAGACGCTGCCGTCTGCCTGGCGCTTGCCCTTCGTATTCACCAAACAGATGACGCTGTTCGCAAGACGGCCGGCCGGTTGCGCGACTTGGTGCCAATCGAGAACCGCGCGCAGATGAGCAAGGTAATGCGCCATGACGCGCCCTGCCTTGTAGTCGAGCTGATCATCAAGAACGCGACAGGAGCGCTGGGACTATGAACATGATCGAAGTGAAGACGGCGGAGTTGAGTGGCAAGGCGCTGGACTGGGCGGTGGCCGAGGTAGTCGGCTGGCAGCCTCGGACATATCGCGACGGCATGGTGATCTGTTCTGCAATGCCTGGCGATGAGTGTGTGGCTGCGCCGTCCTCCGACTGGAGCCAGGGCGGGCCGCTGATGGAGAAATATCACGTTCAGACCAGCTACAACGGACAAGGGTTCAGGACTGCGACTGGCGAATACTGGTGTGCCTACGCCTGCAAGCCTTCTGGCCAGGAAGAGCGCCCAAGCGGTGGCGGGCCTACCCCTCTCATCGCCGCCTGCCGCGCCATCGTAGCCGCCAAGCTCGGCGACACCGTTCAGGTTCCTGCGGAGCTACTGCCATGAACCACCACGGCCTTGAAGAGAGCGCCGCAGTGCGCCGCATCAACGCGCAGTGCGCCGTAGCGCTGCACATCCCGACGAATCACCGGTACCGCATCGTGATGCTGAACGAAGGCGTAGGCGTTGAGCTGGAAGATGTGGAACGCCGAGAGAAGCACGTCACCTGGGCGGACTGGAACAACCCGAATATCTGGAGTGCGACATGAGCAGTAAAACCGCTTGGGGCCAGATGATATCTCGCTGCTACGACCCAAATAATCACAAATACAAATCGTATGGCGGCCGCGGGATAAGGGTTTGCGACAGGTGGATCTGTAGGCGTCTCTTCATTGAAGACATGGGAGAGCGCCCCGATGGCATGACCCTAAACAGGATTGATAACGACGGTGATTATTCGCCAGAAAATTGCGAGTGGGCGACATACAAAGAGCAAAGCCAAAACCGGAGAGATAACAGGCGCATAACGTTTGAAGGAAAGACCCAATGCTTGACCGAATGGGCTCGTCAATACGGGCTGAACAGAACCACGTTAAGGCGGCGACTGGACTCTGGATGGAGCATTGAAAACGCCCTTAAAACACCAATCACAGATAGCCGGAAGAGCATGCGCGAATGAAGACTATTACTTTTGATGAATCTGCGTGGGTGTTGGTTCCGGTTGAGCCAACGCTGGAGATGGTTGCAGAAGGGGCGGAGTCTATAGAGGTCGACCGCAAAGGCCACCGGCACGTATCCAGCCGAACCGCGCGCAATTGCTATGTAGCGATGCTCGCCGCAGCCCCAACCGTCAAGCAATCCTTGTCGGCCGCTGAGCGGTCAATCTCATGCACCAAGCCCGATTGCTTCCCATATTGCGACTGCGGTGGCGTCGATGATCCGGCCCCAACCGCCAAGGCCGAGCAGGTGCAGTGCGACGAGTGTGGCGGCAATGGGGCTGGAGGCGATCAAGAAGATGATTGCAGCAAAGCCCCCTCCCTGCCGGCTGAACTTCCCGAGCCCGACTTCGCCTTGGACGGCGGTAGCCTGCAGTGCTACTACGCGGAAACCGTGCAGCGCATCGACGAGCAGAGGCTGGCAGAGATTGCGCAGCTACGCGCCGACCTCGACGAATGCGACGGCGAACGCTGGAAGCTGCGCACGAAGGTTCAACAGCTAGAAGCCTTTTCCTCTCAGGCTGCTGGATCGGCTGTGGAAGAGCCTGCGGCATGGGAAACTCGCTGCAATACCGAGCGCCGGTTTTCAGTCAACCAATGCTCCGCTGAAGAACGCGCAGAGCATTGGCGGAAGAATGGCCGTGGCATCGTTGAGGTCGCACCTCTCTACTACGCCGCCCTTTCCACCCAGCAGTCCGCGCCCGAGCGGGTGAGCGTGCCGCGTGATGCGCTCCAGTGGCCGCTTGAAGTAGGCGTCGACGCGCAACAGAAAGCCGCTGACGTTGGCTGCGACCGCGAGGACTGCCTTCACGATGCCCTGCAAGCGATGCTGGCTGAAATTGCCAGCCATGGGCGGGGTGAAGCATGAGCGAGCGCAACTACCACAACGCAACGCATAAGCTCTGGTGCCGCCACTGCATTGGCCAGAGCTGCCGCGATTATGCATTGCGCGCCCACATCCTCAAGACCATGCCGGACGGCCGCAAAAAAGTGCTCGCCTTCGGCGGCATGTGGAAGGGCATGGAGGAAACACAGCGCGTTCGCTACGTGCAGCCGGATGCACTGGAGTTGATCAGCCATGCGGAGGGTGGGAAGGTATGAGCATCGTCCGCAACAACCTGATGACGCGCGCTGGCTACTCGCCGTACTGCGGGGGCGCAATGGCAGCGACATCTGCATGCAGCATGCCGCGCACGCGCTGGACAGGCGATCAATTCAAATGCCCTGAGTGCGGATGGGTTTCTGAGTTCCCCGCCGATTTCATCGCCGAATACAAGGCTAAGTGGCACAGCCCCGCTGCCGCAGAAGAAGGAGAGGTGTGATGCCTAAGTACCGGATCATCTACGTGGACACCGGAAGCATCGACCCGTGCTGCTGGCAGGCACAGAAGCGCGTCTGGCTGTTCTTCTGGCGCAACCTGTGCGGACGAACCGCCAGCGCTACCACCCAGGCACATGAGATTGCGCTCGATATGCTGCGCGCAGCAGGAGGTCAAGATGAATGAGCAAGTGAAGCGGTACGACTGGCACACCGATGTCGGGTGCATGATTGAAGAGAAGGACGGCGCCTGGGTGCATTGCGACGACTACGACGCCCTGCACGCAGAGGCCGAGGCACGGGCAAAAGAGCTGGAGGCGGCGCGGGGATTGCTGGAGCAGCGCATTCCGTGCGATGTGATGTTGCCTCCTGCAACCACGATCAAGCGCGGATGCCCGCTGAGCACCGTGCTGGCCAGCATGAAGTTGCGCGAGGACGTGCCGCCGAATCAGCGCGTATTCACCGCCACCCCGGCGCCGGAAGTTCATGAACTGGCCAAGCAGGCATTGTCAGCCGAGAATCAGCGCGTCGTGCCACCAGAGCCGATCATCGCGCCACCGCATCCACTGGCGGCACTGGCCGAGCAGGGAGAGCGGCAGGAGGCGGTGGCGCATCGTCTGATCAATGATCTTGGCGAAGTCATGACCGATTGGCATGACGGTCCTCCGCCAGACACCTTCGTTGATCTGTGCGGCAACGCGGTGAAGGATGTGCGTGTTGAGCTTGCATTCTCAGCTCCGCAGCCCGACCAGGACGTGCGGGCGCTGGTGGAGGCGCTGGAAGAGATCCACGCCCTGATCGAGCAGGATAACAGGGCAGCATTTGAGATTGCAGAAACAGCCCTCACAGACCACCGACCAGCGCAACGCAAAGGAGACAGCCATGACACCTGAAATCGAGAAGAGGCGGAGGGAGTTGTTCGAGGCGTGGTTTGACAAAGAGGTGCTCCCTACCATCAGCTACGGAAGCCCGGATATCCTCAAGCGCCAGATGTGGAGGCCGTTCAACGCCGCCATGGATGCCGTGGAGATTGAGCTGCCGAGCAAGTTCGAAAACGCCCCGCCATACGCCAGCTTTCAAGGCGGATGGAACGACATGCGCGAAGAAGCAATAGACGCCATCACCGCCACCGGCCTAGGCCTGAAGGTGAAACCATGAAGACAGCGATATACATCGAAGACGGCGCGGTGCAACTTGTGATCACGCCTGAAACTGAGTTTGAGAAGAACGCTCTCCGCAGCTTCGAAAACAAGCCGATGGACGCTAATATCTTCGCCGGCAGCTTCTACGACTGTCGCGGCGGATGGACTCGGCAGCAGGCCTTTTACCAAGACAACACCAGCACCGACCGCAGTCTGATCATCCGCATGGCCGAGCCGATCGCGCCGCTTCCCGCGTAACACCACCCCACCCCATCCCCTTTTCTATCTGCCCACATAGGGCGGGAGGATTTGCTGTGTCTGAGATAAAAGAACGACCAATACTGTTCAGCGGCCCGATGGTGCGTGCCATTCTTGAAGGCCGTAAGACGGTTACGCGGCGGGTTATCAAGCCGGCGCCTCAGATGGTAACTGACCGAGCAGCTGTTACTTGGGAAGGCGACCCAGCGGTGTTGCTGCGGTTGCTTGAGCATAACGGCCGTAAGTGTCCTTATGGTCAGCCTGGTGATCGGCTTTGGGTGCGCGAGGCCTGGGCCGCTGACGCCCAAGTCAATACGGTAGCCCCTCGAGACCTGAGCAAAGGTGAGCCGATCCTGTACCCAGCAGATGAAGCTGTCCGGCAGACCGGGTGCGCCATGATCACACCAGGCGTCACGCGCCCATCGATTCACATGCCTCGCTGGGTCTCGCGCATCCTGCTGGAAGTGACAGCCGTGCGCGTCGAGCGCCTGCAGGACATCACTCGCAGCGACATCCGGGCCGAAGGCATGGTGTGCCCGCCTGAGCTGCGCAGTGACGATATCTCGCCGAACTACCGCGACTGGTATCCAGCGGCCTTCCGCGAACTGTGGAACTCCACCGGCGGCGATTGGGATGCCAACCCCTGGGTCTGGGTCGTCGAGTTCAAGCGGGTGACGCCATGAAACTGATCACGCTTGAGAAGGAGACTCGCAATGCCGATGCCCTATGAGAACGCCACCAGCGGCGACAAGGCCTTTGCCGAAATCCAGAAGATCCTGGGGCGCTTCGGCTGCGATAACTACGGGATCATGCAGAAGACCGGCGATCAGGTGACGCTCGTTCAGTTCGACTGGCGCGGCCGTACGGTGCAGGTGCCAGGCCATTGGGGCGGATACGCCTCGCAGTGGCTGAAGGAAAACCCCTACACCACACGCATGCGCCGCACCCAGGCCGAGCACAAACAGCGCGCCATGGAGATTGCACAGATCGCCGTCTGCTCGCTGCTGCGTGACTGGGTGAAGGCCCAGGTAACCATGGTTGAGTGCCAGATGATGACGCTCGAGGAAGTGTTCATGCCGCACATGCTCCTGCCTGATGGCAAGCGCTTGGTCGAGCATGCTCAGAAACTGCTGCCGTCTGGAGGTGGCTCATGAGCGACGCGCCTATCGAACCGCAAGAGTATCTATACGGCGTGAAGGTCGTGGATATCGGCGACATCCGCGTGGCCAAGGGCATGACGCGGCGTCCGCATTCAACATGCGCTCATCGCCAGCAGGTGTACGACGACAAAGAGCGCCGCATCTGGTGCAAGGACTGCGAAACAGAGCTTGAGCCATTCGACGCTTACATGTGCCTTGTCGGCGTCATGGACGGCCACATCAAGAACCTAAAACGCCGCGAGCAGCAGGTGAAGGATGCCGAACAGCACAGTGCTCGCAGCCGAGCCGTCAAGGTGCTCGATCAGGTCTGGCGCAGCCACCAGACGGTGCCTCTATGCCCTCACTGCGATACAGCAATTCTTCCTGAAGACGTGGCGGGCGGCGTAGCAACAGCCTCGAAAAGCCTCGTGATCGCGGCACGCAAACGAAAGGAGAAGAAGCCATGAGCAAGATGGTCACGCTTGAGAAGTGGGCGGAGTCGCACCTTGACCCGGTGCCTTCGCCGGCAACTCTGCGCATGTGGGCCAGGACGAACCGCTTCGACCCGCCCGCGCAGAAGGTCGGCCGCTGCTACCGGGTGGACGAGCACGCGCAATACTGCGAACCTGAGCGGCCTGTAGACCTTCCCCAGGACAACTCGCTGCTGAGCCGAATGATGAGGGACCACTATGGCACCCAGGCCGCGTAAGACGGGATCGAAAGACCTCCCGCCGAACCTGTACCGCAAGAAAGACAGCCGCAACGGCGTCGTCTACTACAGCTATCGCAACCCCTCTACCGGCAAGGTCTATGGCTTGGGAACCGACAAGGAAGCGGCCATCGCCCAAGCCGTCGCCGGCAATCACTCCATGTTCGCCAAGCCAGCCCTGGCTGAGCGCATGGAGCGACCGGCGAAGCGCGCATTCAGCAAGTGGCTGGCAGAGTACGGCCGGATCATCGAAGAGCGCGAGATCGAGGACAACACCAAGCGCAATCTGCGCATGCGGATCAAGCGCCTTGATACTGAGTTCGGGAAGCACGACATCAACGCCGTCACCACGATCATGGTTGCCGACTACCTGGGCGCCATGGTCAAGGCTGGCAAGTCGCAGATGAGCCGCGCAATGCGCTCACTGCTGCGCGATGTGTTCATGGAGGCGATAGCGGCCGGATGGACGGCGGCGAACCCGGTCGAAGTAACCAAGGCGGCGAGGATCAAGGTCAAGCGCGAGCGCCTGACTCTCGAGATGTGGCGGGCGATTCATGCCAGGGCTGGTACGGCGTGGCTGAAGCGTGCAATGGAATTGGCCCTGATAACCGGACAGCGTCGGGATGACATCGCGTCCATGCTCTTCAAGGACGAGCAGGACGGCTATCTGCACGTAATCCAGCACAAGACCAAGCAGCGGCTGCGCCTCAGCACGTCGATTGGCCTGCAGTGCATTGGCCTGGATCTGACCAGCGTGATCAAGCTGTGCCGCGACAACGTGGTATCCAAGCACCTGGTGCACCACGCACGCACGATCAGCAAGGCCAAGGCCGGCAGCCCGATCATGCTGGATACGATCAGCAAGAAATTCGCCGAGGCGCGAGACGCGGCTGTTGCGGCCGGTGATATCGTGGTGACCTCGCGCCCGCCGACCTTCCACGAAATGCGGTCACTGGCAGCGCGCCTGCACGCAGCAGAGGGGCGCAACGCTCAAGCCCTGCTCGGGCACAAGTCGGCCAAGATGACGGACCTCTACAAGGACAGCAGGGGCGCCGAGTGGATCGACGTGGCATAA